AGAATTATTTGGATGAGGGTAATGATACACATTTTACCGAAGATGAAATAACCGGGATGGCGTACTACCTCATGAGGGCGGCAGATGATCACCTGAATGACAGAATATTGGATAAGCGTGAGAAGACTCCCGATGAATTGAGGCACTCTAAGATTTCCCTCCATGAGTGGCAAGAGTTGTCGACGAATGGTGTTTTCAAATTTAAGAATCTGAAGGCTACCTCCACGGAGCATATAAAAAATACTGGTTGGAAAAAGGATAGCCTTAAGCAGAGAAAGAGTGTAATGAACTTAAAAAAACTCAACGAGGTGTAATTAAGATGCTTCTTCTCAAACCATTTATGTACATTAGGAATAGAATGGGGGTAAAAATGAGTGCATTCACGGAGCACCCCCCACCCCCCACTAAAATTAAAAAAGATAGGGAGTTTGGAAGTTACTGTGTCAAGGTGACGGTTGAATCAATTGATACGAATGGTTCTATAGACAAGACTTTCATCGGATACAGTGAGAATATGAATATCACGATGAAAACTGAGTTTGCGTGTGAACGATTTAAAACACATGGTCATACTTGTGGCGAACCCATGATGACCATAAGGGGTGGAAAATGTGATGAAGTTATCATGATGAAGGATAAGTTTGGATCAATTACTCGGGTTCAGTAGGTGGGGGAACCACGTTTACGGGTGGCGCTTCGAGAATCTCAACTGTGTATTTATTCTTAGACTCGTTGGGTGCGGGTGTTAAAACAACTACCCGACACAACTTTGTTGTAACCATCAAATTATAGGGATAAACTACGGGTTTGCATAGAAGTGAATACATCTAAAGATAATATATGTTTTAAAATAAATGGACCTCAAAGAACTCAGGAAATATTGGGAGTGTATACGGGGTGAATATGACACCCTCCCGGGTGATATTTTTATAAGTGAGGAACCCCGACCAACTGGTGTGTGGGAGGGTTCGGATAGTATAAATGAGGTTATAACTAATTATGGAAATGGTGATTATGGTTGGTTAAAGGGTGGTCAGGACCACGTTCAAGATTCATGGATAAGTTGGCCATTAATTTGGGAGGGTAATCCTGTAATTGGAAATTGTGTTATGTGTCCAAAAACGTCTGAACTACTTTCAAAGATCAAGGGTGGAATCCACATCGCCGGGTTTTCCTTAATGAAAGGTGGCGTAAAATTGAACAAACATGTTGACCACGTTGGTAAAAATTATAAATTTACCTATCATCTGGGTCTAAAATGTCCAAGTGGGTGTACACTATACCACGATACACTTGGGAATGTTAGTGAAGAAGATGGAAAACATATCGTATTTAGTGCAACTGTTCCACATTGGGCTGAAAACACTTCAAATGAAGATCGCGTTATCCTATATATGGAAAGTTACGCCAACCCTTCAGCATGATATCACTCTCTTCACACCATGGGTATGGTTCTTCTCCAATATAATTTATAGCCCTCACCCCAGACTCTAAACATTCATCGCATATAGCCTTATTGTCGTCTATAATGAGACCAATATTTAGGGCTCGACAGATGTCAACTTTCCTAATTTCTTCGGGTGTATAACTGTTTGTGAGTATGACATCATCGAAAATTCCTGGAAAGTAGGTATGTATCCATTCTTCAGTTTCACCCCTCACGATGTTCTGTCTCCCTGTAACGACATACAATTTGGAAGATTGAGAACGAATCCAATTCATAGCACGTTGGGAACCTGTTATTGGTTTGAGATTACGAAAGGCGTCAGATTTGTAAAACTCTTTGACAAACTCCTGAGATTCCTCTTCAGTTATATCGAAAATTTCGCGGTACACGTAGTTGTATTTGAGTTTCTTTGGTTTTCCAAGTCTTCTAGAACGAGCCATTGGATATAGAAAATTGACTAAAACTTCATCGACATCAATTGCGATACGAGCCATTTATGTATTACAACATTATTCATAATCTCTAATTACCACACCAACGGGGAATCTCGGTACATCCAGGTCAGTTAGGTTTTGAAATCTAACGGTAAGCATTTTACCCATGTACTTCTTCCTGTCCCTGTAGTGTTCCTCTCTCTGTTTAATCGTGCCTTCGGGTCTGACATTAAACTCTCGACCATTGGTCAATTTACACACCCAAACGACGGCATCGGCATCCCTCCCATGCCCCGTCTTGGCCCCGACAATTTCGTATTCCTCCGTCTGAAATTTCTTGAACTTGAGGAGGTAGTTGCTCCTCTTTCCAACTTCGTAGATGCTGGAAGCCTCCCGAATCATGATACCCTCGTAGCCCTGATCAACAAAGTGATCGTGCCACTTTTCCACATCAGACTTCTTCTTGAGGAGTTTGGTTTCGACGCTGACACAATCCATCCTCTCCTCGAATGTGAGTTCGGGACGTTCAAGATCGAAGTAATCGAATATGTAAAAGTTCAACTTGGTGGGGTTGGTCTTGAACATGCTTGTGATTTCCTCAAATGTCATGTTAGGTGCATAGCATTCTCCATCTAAGAACTCTCCCTCCCTTAAACCGTCTCGGAGATGATCGAGACCCTCAACGGGTTTACCAGTTCGAGAAAAGCATCCATCTTTGGAAACAATGAGGCGAACCCCATCCAGTTTGGGTTGAACGTAGAAGGGGGTGGAGATGTACTTGTGGCGTTCCTCCCATTTATTGGCCAACATGGGCATCACCTGGACACCTTTTAGGTGCTCATTGTTCCACATGGTCCGAGCACGGGCGCGTGCCTTTTCGTAACCAGTCTTGACGTTGGTTCTAGAAACTGCAACCTTTTCAGTTCCCACCATACCGGTGCTCTTTACGATGTCAGCGGTTCCATCTCCCAGGTCCTCAACGTGAATGTCGGTGAATCTCTCACGACCGTTTTTGTCTTTTCTGATAAGTCGTTCCATTGTAGTCATATTTAATTTCTCAACTTTAATTAGATGTCCGAAATACCGGTTGTAAATTATGGTAGAATGGAACGACTTAGGCCTCCAGAATTCACATCGGTCCCTATGAATGTGAATACATTTTGTATAGTTTTTATAGTTTTATGTGGTTTGGGTCTATATAAGCGTTCCGTCAATATTAGTCAACGCGATCGACAATCTTATATTTGAGACACTTACTGGGGGTGAGGTACAGATCCTTCCTCATTAGACGCTTAAACTTCTTTTCGGGGATTTCAGTCTTGGAGAGGTACATCTTCTTGATTCTCTTCATAAACTTTTCAGACGACTTGAGTTCATGTTTGAGTTCTTGGAAGTTACCCCAAAATTCTGTGGAAATCTGGTGAATGAGGATATAGGCATCCTTACCCATTCGTTTTTCAGAGCCACCGAGTAGGACAAATGTTGCCGCACTACAGCACGATCCCTGTGCGATAGTGATGACCTTTACACGGGAACTTTCCAAAACATTCATCATGTTGAATCCCGAAAAGATGTCACCACCCTCACTCATGATGTGGACGCGGATCTCCGGTTCGTATCCGATAAGTTCAGCTTTTTTTTTGAGAAGTTCTATTTCAAGTTTCTTGAAGTTCTCAACAAACTCCATAGCATTATCTCGGTCGATAGTTCCATAAAAGAGAAGCTCGTTTCCCACAACTCGCACACATTCTTCGACTTCAGTCTCTGTATCATCCTCGTTCGTATGCATTCTTCAAGGCTTTCTTTATTCTTGTCACGTCTCTTGATTTTAAGCCATTTCCGACTGCAAGGTGATTCATAACATCGAAATCTTGGGGGGTGATTTTGTACTTAAGGAGGGGCTCTATGTTTCCCTTCTCGGCGTACAACTTTAATAAACACAATTCTTCAATTCCCAATCCATTTGATGATTTTTTATAAATTTCATTGACTTTCTGTTTTCGCATCTTATAGTTTCCGTGTTTGGTCCAACAACTCCCTGGTCTAATCTTTTCCCTTTTAAGCGGGTCACCTAGAAAGGTTTTGGGTATCGTTAGGGCGTGGAGAACAAAGTAGGGCATGAGATTCCAGTTTCCAGAGGAGTAAATGTGACTATCAAAATAATCTGCATTTGAAAAGGAATGGGAGGTAGCTACGGTGTCTACACCCACTGAATTTAGGTAATTTTCTTGGAATATATCCCACATGTGACCATGTTCACTTATACTGTCATATATTTCAATCGGTTTGGGATCACATAGTATATCAGTTATAAATTCTTTTGGTGTCTGGAATATATCCATTTCATCATAGTCATCTAAATAGGTGAAGAAGTTTCTAATATTTCCTTGTGAACGTACGGCTGCATTGTATGCTTTGGTATCCGAACTATCTGTCAATCTCAACAAAGTTTCGGGTTTGTGTTTTGGAATAAATATAGTCTCGAAGTTTGGGTACATACACATATTTGTTGTCGTTACTATGAGAGATCCGCGTGTAATTGGGACGCCATCCGAAACCTGTTCTATTATTGGTTTAAATATGGGATCGTAATCCTCTATAAATACATTCTTTGTGGTTGATTTAATAAACGGTAAAAAATAACATTTACTTTTCAGATGGTGATTCTGTAGTTCAACATGTAATGTATCTTTCAGGGCTTCCCTAAGAATGTAGGATTTTCCAACTCCAGAGGATCCACATATAAATATATGTTTACCTTCATCTATATACCTACGAACGAGAGCAATTTGTTTATCATGAATTGTCACTAGGGGTGTGGTATTGTCTTCGACTTTTTTTTGTGGAATTATTTTAATGAAAGAGTCCATCGATGATCTTACTAATCAGGCAATAGATTTGGTGCTCGAGAATGACGCACTACATAAACGTATCGTAGAACCTTTAAAAAGGAAAATTGTACCATATGTTGCTTGTAGTTTGTTGACCAATTTGATCATGGTTATTACTCTGATCTACCTTGCTCGACGTCTGTCTCGTCTTCAGGTTCCCCCTCTGTAGATTCTTCCTCTTCCTCATCCCCCTCACCTAGGGAGGGGCCGAAGAATCCTGTGGGTGGTGGTTCATCCCTTTTCGATAAGAATTTACCTATCTTCTCAAGAGGTGTCCCCGCGGTCATCGCCTCAATGGGGTCTATCGTTCTCGGTAAAGTGAGTAGTGGAATTGAACGCACATTGAGAATCTCTGGTTTGGTAAATACACTGTCTAGGGGATACTCGTCTTCAAATTGCTTCAATACAGACTTGGGCACCGAGGGTGATTGTTCCAAAAGACGGTCGTACTCCGTTTTACATTCACCGACGAAATCTAAACCCTCCTTGCTGCGCTCGCCCCTGTCCAGAGCCAGCATAAGACGAATATTTCTGGAAAGCATACCGAAAGCCAACGCAGCTGTTCGATGGTTTTCCATGAGTTCGTTAATCTTGAGGAATTGGGATATAGTCGCTATGAGCCCCGCGGTTAGGTTTAAACCACCAATTAATGAGGGAGCAAACGACTGTACATTCTCTGGGAAGGTACCCTGGGCGAAGTTCGCAGTCCCGGTTATAGTAGATAGTATAATAACTGGTAAAGTGAATCGAATACTAGAACGTCTGTATATGAAAAATGCACGGTGGTGCATATACCTGTAGCATGCAGAGGCTTCACCCCATTGTTTGAGTATATTTTCGTGACCGTCTGTCCATGATAGACGCATATCTTCGCGGGAAATCTTTTTTTCTTCCGTCATTATATAATAGATGAATATAATTTTCCTGATTCATTTAATTTTTCTGATAGGTATACTTGTTGTTCCATTTACAAATAATCGCAGAAACCTTGAATTTTATTCCATTCTAATTCCCTTCATATTTTATCACTGGTCAATTAATGATGATACATGTGCACTGACACAGGCGGAAATGTACTTTTCGGGTAAAGAAAAAGAGGAAACTTTCATGGGTAGGGTTGTTGGACCTATTTATAAAATGAGTGATGACGATGTAGGTAAACTCACCAAAACCCTATTCTTTGTGTTATGGGCTATTGTTCAATATCGTTTAGGACACTTCAAAGGGTTTACCCGAGACCTAAGTGAACTAAAGAAATCATTTACTTAACGATAAAATGGATATCAAACTCCATAATGAAATCAATCGTCTCGTGAAAACACGGGATAATTATCGTCATACGTATATTCAAGAATTGAAATTGATAGAAGAAAAATTTGAATCAACTGGTTGTCATATAAAAAAGGATATTCTAGAAAAACAACGAAACATTTATCAAAAGCGCTCAAGTTCCATGGAAAGTACAGTAAAAATGTTAAATAAAAAGATTGAATCAATCGAACGAGTCTTGAGGAGTATTGAAAAAGATAAGGAAAATTTTAAATTCAATATCGAAAAACTCAGGACTGGTATTGTAAATAAGGATACCGGTGAAATTTTCGATATGTTTTCGAGTGTTGTGAATACACTTGAAATTCTTAACCACGGGAGAAACGAAATCGATCAAAAAAGTGAACACTCGTCTTAAAATTGTAATACATAAGCATACAGTACGCATCAGCTATATCATGCTTTCTCTCATATGGAATCGTATCCAAATCTATATACTTTCCCATCTTCACAAGAACACGTTCCTTTCTCTCATCGTAATTTAGATGACCCATCCCAAAGTGTGCATGTATTGTCAGGGGTGAAATCAACAAAACCTTATCCTTGAACATATAGTTGAGTAGAATCTCAATATTCGTAAAGCCTTGGGGTGGCTGTCTCTCTATGAGGATCCGCTCAGCCTTGTCGAACACCTCTCTGTGGTCATCCACAAATAAAGGAACCAAGTCAACAAAGTCATTACTGTAAATGTATTTGTAGTCTTCCAAACTCACCTTTTTCATGTACTCAACTTCTATCACCGGTCCATTCCCACACTCAGCGAGGACGAGACCCATATTGTGGAATCCTATATCTATGGCCAGGACCTTCATGTCTTTATGTCAAAGATTTTCTTTAATAATAGTATATGAAGAATAAGACTAAGATTCAAACACTGTGGGTGGCTCTCGTCGTACTCATCGCCGCTGTAGCATACTTATGGAAGAATCCCCGAGTCGTCACGAAACGGGTTTCGAATCCAGCCCCACCCCCACCAATGTTCCGGGTCCCCCCTAGACAGACATTCGAACAAAGGCGTGAACCGGAGTTCAGGGGTCCCCCAATCAAGGAATACAAACCTGGACGCATGCAGCAGATGGGATTACTCACCGGACCAGGTGACGAGACCCTCCCCCTCTACGGCAAGGAGGTTCGTGGTCGCCGTGATAGGTACCACTACTACACGACCACGGGTGGTGAAAACCTGTACCCAGTCCCAGTGAGTCACAATGCTAGGGACTGTATGGATGACATTGGATGCCAGGAGCTCTATGGAAATGAATCAGTCTCAGTGACTGGTAAGACTGGTTCATTTGGGGTTAATATGTACAGAACTGACAACTTTTTCTAATCTATCAAGTCTCGGTTTTTC